AGCGTCGCAAGCAGTTGATTCTTAGATTGCGAAAGCAACGCATTACCTATCGTGAAATTGCTGAAGCCATGGGAGTATCAGAGCAGTTAATTTACAAAATTATTCGCAACGATATTTCTCGAGTACCTGAGTACGACGGCGAAGGCAAACTAATTCGTAGACGGGGACGACCAGCAAAACCCATTGTCTAATGAAGTTCATAGAACTTTTTGCTGGCATCGGAGCCTTCCGACTTGGACTTGAAAGAACAGGTCATGAGTGCGTGTGGGCTAACGAATGGTTAGAGAGACCTAGGAGTATTTATGCCCGAAACTTCGGAGAACAACCTGATGGAAGAGACATTCGAAATGTTTCCGCTGGAGACATTCCAAGTGCCGACCTCCTTGTTGGAGGATTCCCTTGTGCGACTTTTTCAGTCGCAGGTAAGCGAACTGGATTCTCTTTGGATGACACCCGAGGGACACTCGCTTTTGAAATGTTTAGACTCGCTCACGAAAAATCAATACCATATCTCCTCTTTGAGAATGTCAAAGGACTCCTCAACCATGACGGAGGAAGAACCTTCGAAATCATCCTCGAAGTCTTGGATGGCTTGGGGTATGACTGTCAATGGGAATTGCTTGACAGCCAAAATTTCGGAGTCCCGCAACACAGAGAAAGGATTTTCCTTATCGGACATCTTAGAGGAAAACCCCGACCCAAAGTATTCCCTATCGGAAGAGCAAGTCGAGGCGATGATGAAACGAACTCAAACGAACCAAGAGGAAGGGAGGGGTTTTTCTCCGACATTTCTCCGACCTTAGATGCTCACTATTACAAAGGCGGTAACTCTCGGCAGTATGTAGTTCAAACAGAATCTCGGAGAGATAAAGAAATGAGAACTTATACAGACGGAGTTGTTCCAACGCTAACAGCACAAATGGGAACGGGTGGCGGAAATGTTCCTTATGTTTTACCAGTTGAAAAAAATTTAAGAATTAGAAAACTAACTCCCTTGGAGTGCGAGCGCCTTCAAGGATTACCCGATGGATGGACGGAGTTGTATCACGATGGACGACGAGTTTCAGATTCCGAAAGATACGAACGGTGCGGACGGACAATCACTATCCCAGTCGTGGAAGCGATTGGTAGAAGGCTTCATGAGTTCTACTGAGCCATTCTCATTCGACACAATAACTAACTTTGATGAGCATATCGCGCAATCAATCCCAAACTATCACACGCTGACTGAAGCAATCTGTGACCTGAGTACATATTTTATGATTGACAATACCCAAGTGATTGACCTTGGATGCTCTACGGGAAAATTATTAGAGAGACTTCCTCACCGCGGTAAAAAAGTGGGAATTGATGTAGCCGAGAATCTTTTACCTGAGTCCCATGACAATACTTTGTATGTACGAAAAGACTTACGAGAGTATAATTTCTTTTACAAATCTAGTTTAATTCTCTCAATCTTCACACTTCAGTTTATCCCACACGATGAGAGACCAAAGATTTTGAGTTCCATCTATGAGACCTTAGTTGAGGGTGGGGCTTTTATATGGGCTGAGAAAGTACATGAAGAAAATGGCGAACTTGAGCGTTTAATTAACGGCGCTCACATTGACTTCAAACGCAAAGCCTTTAGTGCTGAACAGATACTAGATAAAGAGCGCGACCTTCGACCAATGATGAAGGTGAACTCATCAATGCGAAATCAGATATTGGCAGAGAACGCTGGCTTCTCAGTTGGCACAATGTTTTGGAAGTTCTATAACTTTGAGGCTTGGGTGTATGTTAAATGAAAGCGAAGATAAAGGTTGGACAAGTTGCCTCAGTTGCTATCTCATCACTTGAGGCGTATCCAACAAACCCTCGCCGTGGTGATATTGAAGCAATCGCTCAATCCTTAAAAGCCCATGGTCAGTACAGACCGATTGTAGTTCAGTACGGTTCAAACTTTATCTTGGCTGGTAACCATACTTACAAAGCGGCGAAGAAACTTGGCTGGAAGAAAATCAAGGTCACCTATGTGGATGTAGATGAAGAGAGCGCTCGCAAGATTGTCTTGGCTGATAATCGCCTGACCGACTTGGCAGGATACAACGAGCCTCTTCTCAAGTCGCTCCTTAACGCTTTACCTGAACTCGAGGGTACGGGCTTCACTCAATCTGAGGTTGAGACTTTAGATAAGTTGATGAATGGCAAAGAGAAAGACAACATAAGCGATTCTAAGCCTTTACCTAGCGACCCTGAAGTAAAGATAAGCGCTTGGAAATTTACGGTTGAACTCGAGGCTTACAAGGCTTGGAAAGAGCAACTATATGCCGAGGCTCCGACAAGGCAGAAAGCAATCAAAGTAATCAAGGAGCGCCTAGGATTTCCCGAGCGTAAACCCGTCGAGCCTGATTCAAAGCCTGAGCGGAGTACGAGTTCACCCGAGGATGTCGAGAGCGTAGGCATCAATGAGATAAAGATTCATCCATTGAATCCGCGTGAGGGCGATATAGGTGCAATCATCCAATCTTTAGAGTTCATGGGTCAGTATCGACCTATCGTGGTCAATAAAAATACCAAACACATTCTCTCGGGTAATCATACTTATCAAGGAGCAGTTCAATTAGGTTGGGAGAAAATTGCCGTCCATTGGATTGATGTCGATGATATTGAGGAAATCAAAATCCTTATCGTGGACAATCGAACTTCGGACTTGGCAACTTATGACCCACAGGAGTTAAGCAAACTTCTTACTAGCACGGGCTTGACGGGAACAGGCTTTAGCGCTGAAGAGGTAGCCGAAATCTTGGGAGGTGGGAAAACCAAGCCTGGGCATATTCCCGTGGGTCGTACAACAATGCGAGTTGGCGAACATCAAATGAGAGTTCATACTGAGGACTTAAATGAATGGGCTAACACAATAAATGGCTGGAAAGATATTGCTGAGTTATTATGGTTACCACTAGAGGCTTGTACAACCGAGGAGGAATAATGCCACAATTATGTAAGGGATGCAATAAAGTTACAAAGATTAAAGGTAAAGTTTGCGGGAAAGACCCTATCCATGAATGTATGGAGTGCGGATATAGAGAACACGCTTAAAATTTAACCAAGGTAGAATAAAGACATGACAACCACGGTAGCAAAGAAGAAGCCATCCAAGCCTAAACCGAAAACGGGTGGCAGAGGATTGATACTTCTCGATGATTCTAAGCGGGAGGAGTTAATCAATCTCATCGTGCTTGGCTTGCCAGTAAACAAAGCGGTAGCCATGGTGAACATTGCTGAGTCCACTTTCTACAACTGGATGAGCCGTGGAATGGTGGAACGGGATAGGCTGACAACGATTCCTGATGCCAAACCTAAACCCGAGGAGAAAATCTATTTAGAGTTTTTGGAGTCACTTACACGGGCGCGAGCGGAAGCAATCGCTAAAAAGGTGGCAGTCGTATCAAGTGCGGCGAGTCAAGGAGATTGGAAAGCATCGGCTTGGTGGTTAGAGCGTCAGGTGCCTGAAGATTTTGGCAGGGTAGACAAGCAAGAGGTTCTATCTCATTCCGTGTCAGAGGTTAGAGTTACAGTTACCATGGGCGAGTTACAGGAAAAGATAGCCAAAGTTTTAGAGTCCCGTAAAACGAAAAGCGCTTAACTTATGACCGAGAGACTTCTCGATAAGTTCCTCGAAAGTGATTCCGTGAAACAAGCCGAGTTGCTTGCCATGCTTACACCTGAAGAGCGTCATGCTCTCTTAGTCATTCTTGATGCTGAGTTGGATAATCCATGGGCTAGATGGCAAGGCGACCCAGTTGGATTTGTTGAGCAAGGGCTAGGCGAAACTCTTTGGAGTAAACAAAGAGAGATTTTGAATTCTTTGGTGACCAATAAGAGAACAGTTGTCCCCGCTTGTCACGCGCCTGGGAAATCTCACTTAGCGGCGAGAGCGGTTGCTTGGTGGCTATCTTGTCACGCGCCTGGAACAGCAGTTGCAATTACAACAGCGACCACTCATCGCCAAGTTCGAAACATTATGTGGACACAGATTCGGCGAGTACACGCAAAGAATAATCTTCCTGGGGAAGCCGACACAGTTCAATGGAAAATAAATGGCACCGTAGTTGGATACGGATTTAGTCCAAGCGCTCATGATGAAACAGCGGTTCAGGGTATCCACGCACCTAATCTTTTAGTCGTAGTCGATGAGGCTGGAGGTTTATCGGACACAATCGGTGGCGCCCTTGAATCTCTCATGACGGGTGGCAATACTAAACTTCTTGTCGTAGGTAACCCGCCAACAGATACAGAACAAACTTGGTTTGAGAGAATCTGCTCGAGTCCGCTTTACAATGTCATTCCAATCAGCGTTTATGACACGCCAAACTTTACTGGTGAAACAACTGGCAGATGTCACGCTTGCCCTGATTACATTGAAGCCCATGATGTAAAAACCCACCTCGTAGACCAAACTTGGGTCAATGATGTTATCTC